ATCTGATCGTCGTCGTACAGCTGGAAGAAGCGGCCGGTGCCCTTGAGCAACATCGACGCCTGGCCCTGGGTTCGGCCGAAGGTCGTCTCGTGAAGCAGCTTGAGGGTCGGCGTCAGGCACTCGTCGCGGGTCGGGCTCGTCCGCTTGAAGCACTCCTCGACCGCCTGAATGGCGCTGATCTTGTTGTCGAGCTTCGAGGCTGAGACGACGCTCATCACGTAGCCGCACTCCTCGACGATCGCGTCGATCTTGAGCGTCTGCGGGTCGTTCGCGATCTTCTTCGCCTTCCAGATGTGATACGGGTGGACGGCCTTGCGGTCCTGGTTCTTGTGCAGGAAGAAGCGCGCCTCTGCCTCCTGGTCGAGGCCCTGGTAGACCGAGGCCCAGCAGGACTTCTTGCCGACCAGTCTCAACGCCTCGAAGCGGCTCTGCCCGTCCATGATCGCGTAGCTCGCGCCGTGCGCTCGCTCGGCGACGTCGATCGTTCCGACCAAGGTCTCGTCGAAGATCGAGGCCGTCTTTCTGACCCAGGCCCAATCGACCGGCCGCTGGTAGGAGTGGTCAACGAGCAGCTGCTCAAGTGGGATCAGGTGCACGGTGAAGGGCCACTCGCCATCCTCTGAGACGCGCGGCAGTGAGGCGATCGAGACGACTTCCTCCGGTAGTCCACGTCCCCGCCGGATCAGCTTGAAGAGTTCCTCGACACGATCGTCCGACTCGGCCAGGTGCTCGACGAGCCCTTTCCAGACCTCCTGGTAGCGCGTCTCGACCCAGCCGCCATTCGCGATCCGGTAGAGCGAGCCCGTTAGGAGGTCGGGGGTGAAGCGGCGCTCGACGTCTCCTAGCTGCCTGGCGGCGGCTGCGATGTCGGCGGCGACCCCTCGATTCTCCATTCCCCCGAGTAGATCGGCTACGTCCCGGAGGGAATCACGAAGAGGCTTGATCTCTTCCTGGCGCCTCGCGGTGCGGGCGGCGATCGCTGCTTGCTGCGCTTCTTTGCGCGCCTTCTCCGTCTTCACCGGCATCGGCCGGTTGCCCGTCCCTTTGAGAAGTTGAAGCTCTGTCAGGGTGGACTTGAGCGCACGGATCGAGGCCGAGCCGGGGTTCTGACTGGTCTCGATCGGGCGTCCCTGGTACTCGACCAGGCGCCCTGTGTGTGTGTCGCGAATCCGGTAGTGATCGGAACCTGTCCGCTCCCAGCGGATGCCGTGCTTGAACTGGCGCCCAAGCTCCCGAAGGTCTTTACCAGCGGGGCGCTCAGGCGCTTTCGGGGGCGCGGTCGGGGTTGCCGTTTCTGGCACTGGGGTCTCCTTTATTAGGGGCCGAAGCCTGCCGCGGGCCGAGCCCTTCGTCGGAAGCTCTCATATTAGAGGGAGGACCTGTTGAGCGTCACTTTCGTAGACGGCACCGTCCCGCTCAATGCGGCCAATCTGAACACGCTGGAGTCGAAGCCGCAGAAGGGGCAGCCCAACGGCTACGCCGCGCTCGACGCAACCGGCAAGGTCCCGGCCGCGCAGCTGCCCGCCGCTGGCGGCTCGGTTCCGACCGGCACGGGGTTCGACTGGTTCGGCGGCGCGGCGCCCGCGGGCTACCTGCTCTGCGACGGGAGTGCCGTCTCGCGCGCGACCTACGCCGCCCTCTTCGGGGTGGTCGGGACTCAGTACGGCGCCGGGGACGGCTCGACCACGTTCAACCTGCCCGACTGCCGGGGCCGCGCGACCGTCGGGCTCGGGACGCACGCCGACGTCGCCACGCTCGGCCAGAGCGAGGGCTCGGCGGTAGCGAACCGCAGGCCGAAGCACCCGCACACGCTCTCGGGCGCGCCGGGCGTCGGCTCGCTCGCGATCCCGAACCACGCCCACGCGATCAACGATCCGAGCCACGTCCATCAGGCCCAGAACTGGGAGTTTGGGACGGCGGGCGGCAGTACCTCGTTCCAGGTTGTGCAGACGGCCTCGGGCGCTCTGAACGTCACGGCGAACGTCATCGCCTCTCAGACCGGCATCACGGTCGGCAACCCGACCTCGCTCCCGGCTGTGACCGGCGTGCCCTCGGTCGGGACTCTCGCCGTCGGGGTTGCGGGCACCGCGGCCGACTCCTCGCCGTACCTCGTCGCCAACAAGATCATCAAGACCTAGGAGGGCTCGATGGCCAAGGCTAAGAAGGGCATGGGCTTCAAGGCGGCCCAGGGCCAGATCGCCAAGCGGCAGGGCATCTCGCAGGCGCGGGCTGGGGCGATCCTCGCCGCTGGCGCGCGCAAGGCGAGCCCGGCCGCGAAAAAGGCGAACCCGAACCTACTCAAGGTCTCGGGCGCCAAAAAGCGGAGGAGGGGGAAATGATGACCGAAACGCAGGCCTGGATTCTCCTGGTCGAGGTCGGGCTTATCGCGGTTTACGCGCTCGTCCTACTCGTTCGTCGCTGACAAACGCAGGCAAATAGGGGGTTCCGAATGAAGCGGAGGATTGCGGGCGCCGTCGCCCTGCTCGTGCTCTTCGCGGCTGGTACCGCGAGCGCGGGTCTGTTCGGCGGCAAGACCGCGCGCTGGGAGACGACGACGATCTGGAAGACGACCACGATCATCTCGACGATCTACAAGACGACGACCGTGCCGACGACGACCACGGTCACGACGACCGTGCCGACGACGGTCACCTACCCGACCACGGTCACGACGACCTTGCCGGGGACGACGGTCACGCTGCCCGGAACGACGGTGACCTTGCCGGGCTCGACGACGACCGTCACCTTGCCGGGCGAGACGACGACGGTCACGGCGCCGATCGCCACGGTCACCGATCGGAGCACGATCACCGTTCCGACGACCTCGACCTACACGACCACGACGCCCAAGACGGTTCCCAAGACTGTCACCGTAAAAGTGCCCGTCGTTCGCACCGTCACCCGCAAGATCAAGGTGAAGGTGCCGGTCGTCCACACCGTCACCCTTCGTCACACGACCACGGTGATGAAGACGGTCACGGTCAAGCAGAAGTGTCCGCCCGGAACGAAGCTCTACCACGGCACTTGCGCCGTGATGGGCGAGGGCTAAAAGGAGGCTCTGATGGCAGCTGACGAGGACGCGATCCCGGTCAACATCGACAGCGTGGATGCCAACGCCGATGAGGGCGGGGGCAGCTGGAACATCCCGAACGTCCGGCCCGATGCCGAGTCGGCGCCGACGATCCCACTCGATCGCCCGGCCGCTGACTGGTTCAAGTCCGGCTATTCCGACGAGTAAGACCCCCAAGCAGAGGAGACGAATATGTCCGAAGTTGACCCGCCCGTCGATCCCCCGGTCGAGCCGCCGCAGTCGCCGCCGCTCGGCTTCTGGGGAGGTAGCGCGCCCTGGCCTGGCTACGCGACACCGCCGATCTTCATTCCGGTGCCTGTCCCGCCAGGCTTCTGGGGCGGCAGCGCTCCTTGGCCGGGCTATGCGACCCCGCCGATCGCTCCTGGCGGGCCCCCTCCGTGGGTCTCGCATCCGATCCCGCCGACGGTCTGGCCTACGCCGCCGCCGCTGGGCATCTGGGGAGGCGTGCCGCCGAACTACATCGACATCGGCGGTCCTGGCCCGCAGCCGCCCGCGTGGTGGCCCGGCCATCCCGAGCATCCGATCCCGCCGAGTGTCTGGCCGACCCCGCCGGGGCCCCGCCCTCCGTGGTATCCGGGGCATCCCGAGCATCCGATTCCGCCCGAGGTCGGCGGTGGGCCGATCATCCCGCCCGAGCAGGTTCCGCCTCCCGACGGCGGTGGGACGGAGGAGCCGGTCGCGAGCGCTTTCTACGTGCTCGCCTACGGCGTGGCGCCGTGCGTGCTCGTCCGAGCGGACTCACCGGACACGGCGGCCCACATCTACGGCGAGGCCTTTGGGCTTCCGGTCGGCGAGGACATCATCGTCTTCACCGAGAGTCAGGCCTTCGTCGTGACGACCACTGACGTCTACGTCGAAGACCGATCCTAGAAGGAGAACCCAATGACAGAGACAGAGCAGAACATGGTGCATCCGCCCGAGCCCGACTACGGCCAGGTCGTTCTCAAGGACACCCGCAAGGTGGCCGTGATCGGCTGGGACACGTCGGTCGTCAAGGGCGCGCAGGCCTCGATCGAGGCCGCGGGGGAGGAGAAGCGCAACGTCGATAACGACGGTGAGAGCAACCTCTTCTTCCCGCTCGACTACGAGGGAACGTGCGACGTCACCGTCAAGGGTTCCGACGACGGCGAGGCGCACGGCACGCTTCACATCACCTGATCCAAAGAGAGCGCGAGCGGCAGGCGCGGAGGGCTCGACCGAGGGCCCCCGCCTAGATGGAGTCTGCCGCTCGCGCCTCGATCTCTAGCAAGGAAATGAGCGGCGGTCATGGAGTGCCGACGGGGTTTGTTCCATTCCAGGGATAACCCGCCAGCTTCGGCCCGCTGCTCGATCGCAAGTCTACGTCACACGCCGAGCGAGAACGGGCCTCATCCCTAGTCGCTGTCAGACGGTCCGTTTCTTACGGCCGCTCTGTCAACGACCCAGGAGGTCATCTCGTGAAGGTGCTCGCCCCCGCCCTGCTCGCCTTCTACCTCGCAGCTGTGATCTTCGCCGTCGCGGCGAAAGCTGGGGGTGATGCGAGCCGAGTCTGGCGGGGGTTTGAGTGCATTCACCGCTACGAGGGAGCCTGGAATGCGAACACCGGCAACGGCTACTACGGCGGGCTCCAGATGGACTGGGGCTTCATGCGCACCTACGGGCCCGAGTTCCTGCGGGCCTACGGGACGGCCGACCGTTGGCCGCCAGCGATCCAGGTGACCGTCGCGATGCGGGCCTACCTTTCAGGCCGGGGCTTCGGCCCCTGGCCGAACACGGCGCGGATGTGCGGGCTGGTCTGAATGCGACTGCGGCGGCGGCTCTTCTCCACCAATCGGTCGAATCCCGAGGCGACTGCCTTCTGGGTTCGGGCTGAGAGAGAGGGCTCGGCCTGGGCGCTGATCGAGTACGCCCGGCTCGAAGGGGCTCACGTCGGCTACGACCCGGACGAGTACCCCCGCTACAAGCCCTGCGTTTGCTGCGGGGAGACAGTCCGGGCAGACCGGCTCGATCTCGTGCGTGAGCACTTGCTGGCCTGCCCGGACTTTCGCCCTCATCGGGTTAGCTCTGATCGAAGCACTCGACGCAGATGAACTTCGTCCCTCGACGGCGGGCCCGGCAGTAGCGCTCCTGGCTGCACTTCGAGCAGATCGTGTGTTTCGCGTAGAGGCCCCAGGAGACCCAGGCGTTCCAGGCTCGTTGTTCGAGGGCGGTCACTGCTCTAGCTCCCTGAGCCGGGCCTCGATCGAGGCTTCGAGGGCGTTCCAGTTGAAGCCCTCCATGATCGTCGGCGCGCCCATCGCGACCAGGATGCCGTCGTGGTCTCGTTGCAGCCGACTCGCGAGGAGAGGCGTCTCCGGGTCGAGGTCGCCCTCGTCGGTCTCGGGCGTGTAGATGACGATGCTCGGGTCGCCGCCGCCAGCTTTCAGCGCCATGATCTGAGTCGTTCGGATGCCCAGCGCTTCGGCGTATTCGGCGAAGTCCACGGCTCGTTTCCAGTCCACTTCCATGTCGATCTGTCCTTTCGTGCGTGGGATGTGACACACACATTTTACCGGCCGCCATTTCGGGCTCTCTCGAAAAACCGCTGATTTGCGGGCGGCCGTGCTTCGCAATCCTTTTCTCTGAGCCAATGTAAAATCTCGCTTGACGGGGGTGGGGCGGTTGCTCCGATGACAACGGCCGAGGCCCCGGTCGGGGACATTGAGGTCTTCAAGAAGGAGTACGCCCGGCGCCTGAACGAGAGGGCCGCCGCGATGCAGCATCCTGGCGGTCTACTCGATCACGTCGCCTGCATCGACCCGAAGACCGGCGAGCGCTTCACCTTCACCCTGAACGATCCCGAGGCGGGCTGGTACTGGCAGCGCGGCGTCCTCGACGACTGGATCGCCAACCCGCTCTCGATGGTCTTGAAGGCCCGCCAGATCGGGATTACCTGGCTGGCCGCGGGCTACGCGCTCTGGAAGCTCCTGACCATGCCGGGCACGCGGGCCCTGGTCGTCTCGATCAACGAGGACGAGGCGATCAAGGTCGTCAACCGCATCTTCGACATGTTCAACTCGCTGCCCGAGCATCTGCGCTTCGAGTGCGAGATCACGAAGCCGACGCGCGGCGCGCGTCCTTCGACCCTGATCGAGTTCACCTTTCCCGACGGCCGCATCTCCTCGGTTGTCGGGCTGCCCTCGACCCGGCGCGCCGGTCACGGCGAGACCGCCACGATCGTCCTGCTTGACGAGTACGCCCGCCACGAGTACGCCCGCGAGTCGTGGAAGGCGACCTTTCCGACCGCCGACAACGGCGGCCAGATCATCGTCATCTCGACGGCCAACGGCGTCTCCAACGAGCAGACGGGCGAGGGCAACTTCTTCCACCATCTCTGGGTCAACCACGAGGAGTACGGGATCGAGGCCCAGTTCCTCCCCTGGGACCTTCACCCCGAGCGGGATGAGCAGTGGTACCTCAAGAACGCCCGCGCGCTCCCGGCCGCCGATCGCGCCGAGCAGTTCCCGCGCAACGCCGAGGAGGCCTTCATCCTCACGGGCGAGTGCTGGTTCGACACCGAGGCGCTGGCCTGGTACGCCGAGTCGCCGCTGGTCGAGGAGGGTCGGATGCGCTTCGTCGTCAACGAGCTTGGCTCGCGGGCGAAGATCGCCTGGCTCGCGAAGGGCTCGATCCGCGTCTACGCGAAGCCCGACCCGGCGCGCGACTACGCGATCGCCGCCGACGTCGCGACCGGCCGGGGCTTCGACTACTCGGCCGCTTACGTGATCGACCTAGCTGAGATGCGCCTGGTCGCCGAGCTTCACGGCAAGCTCGACGCCGACGAGTACGCCGAGCAGCTGCACTACCTCGGGCGCTGGTACGGCACGGCCAGGATCGCGGTCGAGATGGGCGGCGGCTTCGGCGAGCCGGTCATCATCGCGCTCCGCGACGGCCGCAAGGGCAGGCCTCACTACCCGCGCCTCTACCGGCACACGATCGCCGACCGGCCCGACGCGCACATGCTCGTCAACTACGGCTTCCCGATGAACTCGAAGACGAGGCCGCTCGTTATCAACCAAATCGAGCAGGCGATCCGCGAGCACTCGTTCCCGGCGATGCCCTCGACCCTGATCCAGGAGTGCCGCACCTTCGTTCGCCAGAAGACGCTTCCGAGCCCACGCGCCCAGGAGGGCTCGAACGACGACCGGGTGATGGCCTTCGGGATCGCCCTGGAGATGTACCGGCTCTACGGCTCGCACCCGCGGCGGGCCCGTCACGGAGCGCGCGCCGCTCGCAAGCCCAAGACCCACCGCTACGCCTGGGAAAGGAACTGAGATGTCGATGATGGACTTGGCCGCCGCCCTACACGGCAACGGTGGCCCCCCGCCCGGCATGGGGCCCGGCGACCCCGGCGGTCCCGGCGGCCCCGGCGAGAGCCCGGCCGAAGAGCAGTCGGAAGGGCCGCAGGGCGAACTGTTCGAGAACTCGATGCAGGCGCTCGACGTCGCGGTCGAGGCGATCCACGCCTTCATCCGCATGGACCCCGACGACCAGGACAAGGCGATCGCCGGGCGCGCGCTCCAGATCGTGCTCGGGCTCAAGGGCTCGCACGCGAAGAGCGTCCAGGCCGGGGACGCGAAGAGTCTCAGCCGGGCCCTCTCGGGCTCGACCTCGATCGGGGCTTCGGGTGGCGGATAACACCGAGACCGTCGCCTACTCACAAGAGGAGGTCACGGATGCGGTGACGCTCGTGCGCCGGTCGGTCGAGGACTGCGAGCGCATCTACCACGATCGCTTCATCCGCAAGGTCGAGAAGCGCTACCTCGCCTACCGCGGGATGACCCAGATCGCTGACTCGACGGGCGGGGTGGACGTCGGCCCGGAGTCCAGCGAGGAGGACTGGCACTCCGAGGTCACGACGCCCTACGTGCTCCAGACCTGCGAGGGGATGCTCGCGACGATGCTGGAGCCCAACCCGCGCTTCGAGATCAAGCCGAGGCCACATCCCGAGGAGGCGATCGAGGACGTCCTAGCGCGGCTAACCGCGGTCGAGGCCGTCGATGACACCCTCCGCTACGCGCTCGATCGAGCCCACTTCGCTGAGTGCCAGCGGGCCTTCATGCAGCAGGACATGATCGCCGGGATCAGCGTGCTCAAGAGCTACTGGTGCGTCGAGGAGCGCACCGTCTCGAAGCTCGCCCCAACCTCGCTCGTCGTCACCGATGCCTATGGCGCCACGGTCGCTGAACTGACGACCCACGAAGAGGTCACCGTCGAGAATCAGCTGGTCAAGGACGACGCCGACTGCGAGGTCGTCGATGTCCGCGATTTCTTCTGGCCGCCGCAGGCCTCCCAGATCGACAACGCCGAGTACCTGATCCACCGCACCTGGGAGTCGTTCGATTCGCTCAAGCGCAAGGAGGCCTCGGGCCAGTATCAGAACGTCGATGACTTGAAGGCCGCCGCCTCCTCGACGAGCCAGGCCTCGGTCGCGACGACCGCCGACCTGACCAAGCGCGAGATGCGGCTGCGCAACACGGACCGGACGCGGAACCTGATCGAGGTCTTGGAGTATTGGACGCCCGAGCGCGTCATCACCGTGGGCAACCGGCGCACGCTTCTGAGCGACAAGCCGAATCCGCTCTGGATGGGGCGGCTCCCCTTCGTAGTCTGCTCGGCGATGCCGGACGCTTTCCAGGTGCAGGGGCTCTCGGTCGTCGAGGCTCTGGCCCAACTCCAGGAAATGCTCTGGACGCTCCAGAACCAGCGGCTCGACGTCGTGCGCCTGCTCGCCAATCTCATCACCCTGATTCGCTCAGACGTCGATGATCCCGAGGCCTTCGAGTGGGCCCCGAATGCGCAGTGGTTCGTCGAGGACCCCGGCCAGGTGGACACGCTCAAGATCGACCCGACCGTCGCGACGATCACCCTCCAGGCGGAAGAACTCCTCAAGGGCGACTTGCAGAACATCATGGGCGGGCTGCCCTACGGCTCGGGGGTCAACTCCTCGCCGCTCGACCAGGACACGGCGACCGGCGTCTCGATCATCACGACGATCGCGCAGCGGATCATTCAGGCCCGCAAGCAGCACTACCTCTGGGCCTACGCCCATCTCGGCAAGCAGTTCCTCCAGCTGTACCAGCAGTACCTCCGGGAGGATCGGGTCGTGCGGATCGTCGGCGCGCCGGGGGCCGCTGCCTACAAGACGATCAGCCCGCTCGACATTCAGGGCGACTACGACGTCACGATCGACGCGACCTCTGACTCGCTTGTGCGCCAAGAGCGCCGGGCCGAGGCGCAGTCGCTCCTCCAGATCGCCGTCCAGGCCGCGCCGATCTTCGCGCAGTCGGGGGCGCCGCTGAATCTCAAGACCTTCATGGAGAAGACACTCGACTCCTACGACGTCCTGGAGAAGGACAGCTACTTCTTGCAGCCGGGCTCGCCTCCAGTCGCGGCGCCAGGGCAGCCGGTCGGGCCGCCTGGTCAACCTGGGCAACCTGGCCAGCCGGGGCAGCAGGGGCCACCCGGCCCGCCCGGTCCGCCCAACGGCGTGACCAACGTGCCCGCCGCGGCCGGGCCGCTCTCGCCCTCGAACGTGACCAGTCTTTCGCCCGAGGCGGCGATGGCTCGAATGATGTCCTCGCAGGGTGGCGTCTCGAACGGCGGCGGTGGAGGCTCGCCCGGTGGCTAGGCCGCGCAGACAGCTGAGTGAAGCCGAGGTCAGAGACCTGCGGGTTCGCCAGGGCAACCTGACCGCGCTCACTGAGCATCACTCTTGGGCGGCGCTGATTGCCGAGGTCGAGCGCAAGCAGCGGGTGATCGAGAAGGAGATCGCGCGCATGGTGCTACGCACCGACACCGGCATGTCGCTCGATCGCCAGGCCTACCTGCGTGGGTTCGCCGCGGGGATGCGTTGGTTTGCCGCCGCACCGGAGCAGGCCGAGGGAGCGCTCGAACGCTTCCTCAAGTCGCACGGAATCACGACGACCGAAGAGGAGGGCGCGAATGCCGCCTGACATCGACCCAGCTGCCCTACTGCTCGACTCTCCCGAGTGGGATGCCGAGAGTAGGCCGCTGGAGCCCCAGCCCGAGCAGCCCGCCGCCGAAGAGGTACCCGCGGCCGAGGAGCCCGAGGAGGAGCCCGAGGAGCAAGAGGAGGACGAAGAGCCCGGTGAAGACGACGGCGAAGAGGTTGGTGACGAAGACGAGCCCGGCGAAGGAGACGAGCCCGAGGTAGACGCCGAGCAGGGCGACCTG